ACGCTGGTAAGAAGTCTGGAGTTTATCAAGTCCGCGATACGATGGCTCCGCGCTGGATAAATCGTATTGATATTTTAGAAACGCCTGGTGTTAAACCATATAAGTATAATGATGCATCATTAAGAAGGTTAGATTATGCATCGAAAAATCTTTAAGTATTTAACATTGGTTTCTTTACTTTTAGTATTGGATGGGTGTTATACACTACTTTACGATCCACTGCGAGTAAAGTCCGCACCTAAAATAAATGTTCGTGATTTAGAAAATAACTATCAACGAGATGAGAGAGATGAACATAGGCTAATGGTTAACAGACGTTATGAGCGGTGGTTCCAATACTCTTACTCACCTTACGGGAATGGGTATTATCCTATTATTTCTTATCATTCTAATGGTTATAGTCCTTACAACATTTACCATATACGTAATGAATCGCAGCTATCTGTATTACAGCCGCAGAAAACCATTACGCCGGCACAACAAAGTGCTAAGGTTGAAGTTAAAGATGCGCCGGCCAGTAGGGATGTAGAAAGAGCCAAAAGGATTTGGCAAAAAAGAATAAACCCAAGAAATAGAAAACTACCAACACCAACGCGGCGATTGAAAGATGAGGAATGAAGATGATGTTGAGTCATTGATATTAATTAAAGGTTTTTATTATGTTAATCACACTTAGGATTTGGCTTTGGATTTTTGTTTTCTATAATCTATGGCCAAGTGTAGGCTATCGCCTTTCTATGTTGAAACAGAAAAGGCATCGCATGCACTTAGCCAAAGAAAAAGAAAAAGAGCGATTAGCGTTAGAAAGAAAGACCTTGACAAATTGGAAAGAAATGGTTATATTATATAGATTGATGACGAGGAGAATTTTGACCGGTATAGTAATGTGGTAGGAGAGGCTTAATGACACAACAGAGGCGACGCATTATTTGGTTTGTGAGACGCACTAAAAAGGGATAATAAATGCAAAAAGTTTTGTTTATTGATTTAATGAATATGTTTGTGAGATGTTTTTCTAGTATTCGTTTATCAAATGATGATGGGTTGCACGTGGGCGGCGTTTTTGGAACCTTAAATAGTTTGCAATCCCAAATAAAAATGCACTCCCCAGATATTGTTTCTGTAGTATGGGAGGGCAAAGGATCTTCTGAAAGACGCAGAAGGACTTTAAAAGAGTATAAAGAAGGAAGAAAATTTCGGGGATTAAATCGACAATTTCAATACTCTCAAGAAGATGAAAAAGAATCATTTGCACGGCAGCTGCAGCTGCTTAAAGGGTGTTTAGATACTTTACCTCTTTATCAACCAGCAGTTCAGTATCTTGAGGCTGATGATCAAATAGCTTATTCTTGTAGACAGTTATTTTCTAAAGATTATGAGAAGGTTATTGTTTCAACTGATCGCGATTATTTTCAACTGGTTGATGATCATACTAAGGTATATCGGCCAGTTAAAACAAAGGAAAATCCAAAAGGTGAAATGATTAATATTAATTGGATGCTTGATAAAGAAAAAGTTCATCCTATTAATTATGCTTTATTAAAGGCGATAGTTGGTGATAAGTCAGATAATATAAAAGGTATTAATGGTGTCGGTGAAGTTAGTGTTAAAAAAGATTTTCCTATATTGAATTTTGGTGTCACCACTTTAGATAAATTATTAGAATATGCTGAAGATAAACTGGTAGAAGGAGAAACAAAATATAAAAAGTATGTTGAAAGCTCAGGATTAATAGAAAGAAACTATAGATTAGTTCAGTTATTAGATATTGATGTAAGTTTGCAATCTATACAGGCGTTAGAGAAATGTTACGAAAATAAAAAAACAAAGTTTAATTCTTATAAGTTACGCATTAACTTGTTGAACGAAAACATATCGCCTAATAATATAGATAATTGGGTTTCGGTATTTAATTCGGTTCTTCATGAACCAATAAAATTTTAGGAGATAAATAAATGGCGCATACAGATGTTGACTCTTTTCAATCATTTGGACCAAATTTTCAAAATTGTGTGTTACAAGCAGCTTTGATTGATAGAGAGTTTTTTGAAAAGATTTTTGAAACTTTAAAGGAAGAGTATTTTACATCTGAAGCACATAAGTCAATTTGGTTGGAGATAAGAAAACTCTTTAACAAGTATAATGCAGCTCCTACCTATGATACATTAAAGAGTGAAATATCACAATACCCTGAAGGCGAATTAAAAGAATCAGCAATTAATGTTTTGTTGGATATAGAAACAAAAGTTAATCGTCAAGAGATTGAGTATGCAAAAGACAAGTCATTAGAGTTTTGTAAAAACCAATCTATGAAAGCGGCAATACTTAAATCAGTTGAATTGCTGCAAGAAGGCAAGTTTGAAGAAATTCAAAAGACAATTGAAGATAGTTTAAAGATTAGTACTGAGCAAGATATGGGTCATGATTATTTTGATTCATTTAAATCAAGACAAGAGATTCATTCTAGAGTGACTGTACCTACAGGATTTCCATTACTTGATGCTAATGAAGTATTGGATGGAGGATTAGCTAATGGGGAATTGGGCGCAGTGATGGCACCTACTGGTGGTGGTAAATCATTTTTCTTGGTGAATCTTGGATTCGGCGCATTAGCTGCGGGTAAGAATGTTATTCATTACACATTTGAATTAAGCGAAACTCATGTTGGCAATCGTTATGATAGTCGTATTACAGGAGTACCAACAAAAGAGTTGCGCAGCCGTATGGTAGAGGCAGAAAATAAGTTGGCGCGTTTCATGGGTGGCCAATTGTTTATTAAGGAATATCCACCAAAGGTTGCAACTATTAATACAATTAAATTTCATATGGGTAGATTGTTATCAAACGGGTTTGATCCAGATCTTATTATTATTGATTATGGTGATCTGATGAGAAGCCGACGCGGGTATGATCAGAAACGATTTGAGTTAGAAAGTATTTTTGAAGATCTTCGTGCGTTGTCGATGGAGATGAAGTTGCCGATTTGGACAGCTACTCAAAGCAACCGCGAAGGTTTCAACGACGATGTTATTACTATTGATAAGGTTGGTGAAGCGATTAATAAAGCGATGGTTGTAGATTTCTTCGGCACCTTTTCACAGCGTAAATTTCATATTGGTAAAAATCGGATGGGGCAAGCTAATGTTAATTATAACATTGATATGGACCCAGCCCGTGCTTTTATTGATTTAAATGAAAACGTAACTGGTGGTATTACAATAGGTGAAAAAGTAAATAATATGTTGAGTGATAGTAGCTCAATGAAAAGTTTTTATAGAACTTTTAAAGATGAGGTAAAAGAATAGAGAATGGAAAGGTTAACAATTACGAGAACCCGCCGCTGGGGAAACTCAGAGATACAAATTAACAATGTGTACTCTGTTCCACGAAGTAAAATAAAAATGGATAAAGTAATTAGTATGGCTAATGATATGATTTCTAGAGAAGATGTCATTACTAACGAGGAAATTGAATATGAGGTTTTATGTTCAAGAGATAATGGAAGTACAGAGTTTATACATCGCGTAGAGAAAAAAGGGAAAAGAAGCATTTAATGTCGTGGTATGGTTACAGATGTGGGGATTGCGGCAGTGAGTTTGAAATAGAATGTTCTATAAAACAATATGATAGACATAAGAAACAAACGTGTAATCAATGTCAAGGTAACAATGTTAATAGAACTATAGAGTTAACGCCAGTCCATTATGGGCCTGGTTTTTTTAAGGACGGTTATGAAAGTGCAAAGAATATAAAGAAATCAACTTCAGAAACTTCAGACGACGGAGACTAGTATTGGATATCTCACAAAAAATTTTATCAGAGATTACAGTTTATATGAAATACGCCCGATATCTTCCAGCAGTACAACGGCGAGAAACTTGGGAAGAAATGATTACACGTAATAGAGATATGCATATAGAGAATTTTCCTGAACTAACTAGTGAAATAGAAAATGCATACAAATTAGTTTTTGATAAAAAAGTTTTACCATCAATGCGATCGCTGCAGTTTGCAGGTGCGGCTATTAAACAAACTCCATCACGCGTTTATAATTGTGCGTATCTTCCTATAGATGATTACCGAGCTTTTAGTGAGGTAATGTTTTTGTTGTTAGGAGGTACAGGAGTGGGATATTCAGTACAACGGCATCATGTGGAGAGTTTACCTTCTATTACTATTCCTACTAAACGGCGACGTTATCTTGTTGGAGATAGCATTGAAGGATGGGCTGATTGCATTAAGATGTTAATGAAGGCATACTTTTGTGGGCGACCAGATCCTGAGTTTGATTTTAGTGGTATTCGAGCAAAGGGTGCATTATTGGTAACAAGTGGTGGGAAAGCACCAGGACCAGAACCTTTAAAAGATTGTGTACATAATATAAAACGTATCTTAGATAGAAAAGAAAATGGTGATCAACTTTCAACTTTGGAAGTTCATGATATTATTTGTTGGATTGCCGATGCAGTGTTGTCCGGTGGCATTCGTAGATCTGCTACTATTAGTTTGTTTTCTATTGATGATCAAGAAATGTTACAATGCAAGTTTGGAGATTGGTGGGATACAGAACCTCAGAGAGCACGAGCCAATAATTCTGCAGTAGTGGTTAGACATAGAGTAAGAAAGAAAGATTTCTTTGCTATATGGGAAAAAGTAAAAGAAAGCGGCGCCGGCGAACCTGGTGTTTATTTTACCAATGATTCTGAATGGGGCACTAATCCATGTGCAGAGATTGCACTTAGACCTTTTCAGTTTTGCAACCTTTGTGAAGTAAATGTAAGCGATGTAGAGACACAACAAGAATTAAATGATAGAGTGGTAGCTGCTACTTTGATCGGCACTCTTCAAGCATCTTATACTAATTTTCATTATCTTCGTGATGTGTGGAGAAGGACTACAGAAAAAGATGCGTTACTTGGTGTAGGAATGACAGGCATTGGAAGTGGCCGCGTCCAGCAATTTGATTTGGAAGCAACATCAAAACTTGCTGTAGAAACAAATAAGTATTATGCCACTGAAATTGGTGTTAAACCAGCTGCTCGCATTACTACAGTAAAGCCAAGCGGAACAACTTCGTGTGTGTTAGGCACTTCAAGTGGGGTTCATGCGTGGCATAATGATTATTACATCCGGCGTATACGCGTAGGAAAGAATGAGGCAATTTATACATATCTTTCCCTTTGTCATCCTGAATTAGTCGAGGATGATTTTTTTAAGCCTGAACAACAAGCTGTAATATCCATCCCTCAGCAAGCACCAACCAACGGTATTCTAAGACATGAAACTTCTGTAGAGTTATTAGAAAGAGTAAAAGACATATATAATCGGTGGATTGTGCCTGGTCATGTTAGTGGAAACAATACTCATAATGTGTCTTGTACTGTTTCTGTAAGAGAACATGAGTGGGATGAAGTAGGAAAATGGATGTGGGAGAATAGAGAATATTATAATGGTATTGCTGTTTTGCCATATTTTGGAGGTAATTATAAACAAGCGCCTTTTGAAGATATTGATAAAGAAACTTTTGAAGGAATGTTTATTGATCTTAAAGAGGTAGAGTTGTCTAATGTTGTAGAGATAATAGATAATACTAATTTGACTGGTGAGCTTGCATGTGCTGGAACGTCGTGTGAAATTACTTAAAAAAAACGGAGGATGAATGGCTAATAGAGTTCGCGATGTTATTAAAACAGTAAGACGCGATTATTCTAAAGATGATATAAAAAACGAAAGAATTGAGAGATATCAACATGAATTAAAAGAAGCCAATGAATATTTTGAGCAGGAAAAGGAAAAAAGCGAAGCTCAAAAAACTCATGAAAGATATAGGCGTAAGCAGAAGGGCACTGAAGAGGGTATGTCTTTAGAAGATCTTATAAAACCAGCAAAGAAAGTTGTAGAAAGGCCTGGCACTTATTTTCATGGCCCGCTGAAGAAATTGGTAGAAGAATTTGGTGATATTAAAACTATAACTTCGTACATGACAATGGGGCAGATCACAAAGTATAGTGAAAAAGATGGCTGTCTTTATGATAGAGATGGTAAAATGGTTTATAATGAAGAAACGCAGGAGTGCTTTGAGTAGAATAAGTTTTGATGAGCTTTTTGCAGAAGTAACTTTATTAATAGCCGAGCGTAGCTCCTGTGCTAAAACTAAACAAGCAGCGCTACTAATTAAAGACA